ACTATCTTTTTTAATAATAGCTTTTCTACCTAATTGTAATTTGTAGTATTCGTTATTAATACTTACTACTGCTTTTTTAATTGACTTTTTCATAAAATTGTTTTTTGGTTTTGTTATACAAATATACACCTTTTATACATATTTTATACATATTATTAATATTTATTTAAAAATATGATAAGCGGTAAATATAAAGGATAAGCGGTAATTAAGCAAAGGCGTAACGCCCTGATCCCCTTTTAAGGTTAAAGTTCTGCCAGGCTAAAGCCAAAGCCATAACGCAATCATCGTGGAATCCCGAAGGCGCAGAATACCTTACGCCATTAGCCGTAAACTGATATTCAAATATATCCAATTCGTCTACGATTACCCCCGCAGGATAGCCTATCTTGTTCTGTTGGATTGCTTGCGCCAAGCCCTCCATTAATTGTTGCTTTGATTGACTTGTAAACTTTAAGCCTTCTATGTTTACGCCTTCCCTTATTAGATCCTCAAGGATAGGATCGCCAACGCCCGTGCTATCTGCTAATATAGGCGCAATAGGAAGCCTTTTAATGTTTGCCTTAGTATTATGCCAATCCATTTGGAAGCGGTCAAAATAAGCCACGTTACCCCCATTATCAAGCCCTATGATAACTGTAAAGTCAACAGACTTAGCAAGGTCAATCCCGTAGGCTACTATTTGCTGCGCTGATATTGGTTTAATACATCTTTGAATAAATGCGTTACCGAAAGGGTTGGCACTATTTTCAGCAGGGTTTGCAAGATATTCCTGCTCAAATACAACCTCTGGCAATTGCAATCTTGCCTCGTCTATTTCCCTTGTATTTATATATGGATTATCGTATGTGCTGAATTTAAAACTTTGCCAATCATTCTCGCCCTGCTTCATAAACATTGAGTAAAAGAAGTTCTTGCCTCTGGGCGTGGATAGGAATACCGCCTTACCTTGATAATCGGTAAGCGTTGGGCGTATGCTATTCTGCCACCCTGATTCTAAGTCAGGGATAAATGCCGCCTCGTCTATGATAACTAAATTAAACTTGCGACCTCTTAAATTATCCAATCGTTCCCCCGTATAAAATTCAATTGATCCGTTATTAGGGCAATATATCTTTAAGTTGCTAATATTGTTTTTAAAAGGAAGTGCTGCCGTAAGCCTTTCAAAGAATGCCTTTGCCAATTTATACGTTGGCGTAATATAGGCGACTTGACCGCCCTTGATTGCTTCGCTGATTGATAGTATCTGTGATAGTTCTGATTTACCAAAACGCCTTCCGCACATAACTACAATAAAACGCCTATCGCATTCTAATATCTTCTTTTGGTTTATATGCGGATTTGGTAATTCTATGCGCACTATAAAATAGTTTTGCCTTCAACAAATACAACCTCAATCCTTGTATCTTGCTGAATATCCATTTGTTCTTTGGGCTTGCCATATACTCTGGTTAGTAATGTATCTAAGGAATACAAGCTGCCCTTTTCTAAAGACTTACGCATAGCAGCCGCAATCGTCTTTTCTAATATTGTAGCCTTTGGATTATCCCAAACCTTTTTAAGTTCCTCCATATCCATTGACATCATCACTTGGATCGTATCGTTTATTTCGCTTAGCTTATAACCTTGCTCTTTTAATAGGCTAACATATTTACGCGGACGTCCATTTGGGTTTCTTATTTCGCCCTTTTGTACCGGTATTAAATTCTGTTCGTTTGCCATATTCTCTTATTTACTTCTTTTTTATTTTGAGCAGTAGGGTGGTATTGCACCCCTTCTTTAGTCTGGAATGACTAACGCATTACTTTTATGCTTCTACCGCTTGTCTTGATGCCAAAGTTACTTTATTACCCTTATACATCCCAGCTCCAAGTTCATCTATTTTTGAGAAAGGTAATATAGGTACTGTTATTTTGCAACTTTTGTCTAATAAATAAATATACCTAATTTGAAAACCATTTAATTTTATACCACCATTATCTTTTATCCAACTTGTTCCACTTTTACCATTGCTTTCTTTCGTTCTATGTGCAGAACTTGTTAAACTACAAACTACTTCGCCATTAGGTAATTGATATGTACTTGTATTTTTACTAACTCCTATTAATTGAAATCCACTTGCTCTGTAAATTGTTCCATCACCACAAAGGTTTGCATCACTAAAACTTAATATCCACTTAATATGAGGAGCATTTTTTTTAATAAGTTTAATAGTAATTGCTATGCATCTGCTTTCACTATATTTTGGTAAATATTCATCAAATGCCATTCTATTAAGTTCAATTACTTCATTCCATTTTGTATTTTCTACATAATGTATAACTTTTGCTTTTACCATTGGACTGCCATAACTTAATACTCCGTGCAATTTACCATCTAAAAAGCAACCAAAATGTAACTTACTATTAGGCACAACCTTGCCTGAATAATGATTTAATTTTATAAATTCATTAGCAATCTTGCTCGGTATAACTTTTATTAAGATTTCCTTTGCTCTGCCCATTGCATTACGATTAAATATAAAGCGTTACCATTTGAATTTTCATTACCCATTGTTTCAGCGTATTTATATTCCTCCGTGCTTTTTATTTCCTCAATAGCATTTTTGATTTGCTCTGCTTGTTCATCTGCCAAAGTGAAAGTCATTTGTTGAAATGGTGACTTATCCCCGTTTGGTAAACTGAAATCTTCGCCCAAATCTTCTACATTACTAAACCCAATAATATCAATACCCCAATTTGTAAGTTCTTCTGAATCCCAATTATTTGCCAGGTCTGACCAATCCCATTCCCCAAAACTTGCGTTATCTTTTACAATAAACTCTTTTTGCTTCTGCTCATCCCAATCAACTATATCAACATTGATTTCTTTTAATCCTGCTTCTTTAATTGCTTTTAGGCGCATATTTCCGCCAAGTACAACCATATCTTTATTGACTACAATAGGACGCACGTTTAACATATCAGGGAAATCCTGTATTGACTTTACAAGTTTTTTAAACTTCTCGTCTTTAATTAAACGGGGATTGTTAGGATTAGCAATTACTTCCGTGATCTTTACTTTTTTTATCATAGGTTTTAAATTTTACCTGCCCTGACCTCTATATGCTTTAGGTCTTTGGCTATGTTTGTTAAAGGACTTTTTAGCGTGTCCGCGTTTCCTTTTACCAAAATTAACCTTTTTTGAATCACTTTTAACCTTTGCCATCTATTTTTTTATTATGTATGTCTTTTAAATAATCATAGTGCGTCTTTGTATCGCCCATTACAACGTGGCATTGCCTACATAATGCCTGTAAATTTTCAATCGTATCTGCCTTGTTTGATCCGCCCATTCCTCTTGCGTCTATATGATGAATGTCTACTGCTTTAGATCCGCAAGCCTCACAAGGTATAAAGTCCTCTATTCCGTAACCGAAATAATCCAGGTATATTTTAACGTGCTTTTTCATTATCAATTTGTTCAAGTTTCCTTTGCGCCCAAGCAACGCCTTCGTCGCCGCCCCAAGCTAACCACATAAGCGCACCGCAATCGTTTTTAGGATCGCCTTTGCTATTCTCTCTGTGCCTTTCAAAACTTGCCATTCTTGCTATTGTATCCCTTGTAATATTTTCGCCTTTAGCTAATTGATTAGCACGCGCCCAACCAACAGGCGTTCCACATTTACGATCGTATTGATCTCTAATATTTATTGCTCTTTGCGCGTTTACTCTTGCGGCTTGTGGATAATCTTTGTAACTATCAACCATTGATACACGAATTGCAGCCCATACGCTTTGCGCCTTTTCCTCTGTATCGTATATGCAAGCACCTGATCCAATTCTATATTTTCCGTTTGAGCATTTAATTACTGGCATTTCCTATCAATTTACTATAAATAGCAAACCTCTGCTTATTTACTTCGTGTAAGTTGAAGTTCTTATTGCAATACTCATAAAGGTCATTTCCGTACTGCTTTCTTGCTGCCTGATCGTGGGTTAATAGTTTAATCCAATAATACCAATCCTTTTGGCTATTGACGTGGCACGCGGGATAAAAGCCCTTGTAAGGATGCACATTGCTTACGATAGCGGGGTTTTTCTTTGATGCCGTTTCTAATACTTTTAAATTTGACTTCATTGAATTAAACTTAGAATCCACCAAAGGAATTAGGCTTATGTCAGAATCACAATAAGCAGCCATATATTCCGTTACCTGGTTATAGTTATATATCGTAGGCTTTAGCTTTAAACCATTTGTAAAAGCGCAAATCATATTATCCCAAATATGTTTTTCCCCTTCATTGTATCCTGCTATGATTGTCCTTACAGGGAAATTAATGCGCTTCATTGGATTGCGTAGTATTTCCAAATCCCTTCCGTGCGTTCCTGATCCTGACCAAAATAGCCTTACAAGATTAGAAGGCTTTTTATCTAAGATAAATTGCTCCTCGCCGTATGGAATGGCATTTGGCAATATTTCTATGTTTGTATTGTGCTTGTATATTTCCTCTGCTAATCTTTCGTGCGTGCAAGTACAAAGGTCTGCTATCTGTATCCAATTTATAATCTGCTCTGGTATCTTTTTTAAAATATAATCCTGATAAAGTATATGTGAAGGTTCAAGATGCCAATAATCGTCATTATCAACTACAAATTTAAAGCCATACTTTTTGCGCCATTCAATCATCTGCTCTGGTTTAATGTTAGCAAGCATCCTATTCATTACCACAATATCAAACTTCCCCTCAAATGTTTCCTCGCTTAACGTATCCGTAATCAAGCAATAATCTTTTTTCATATTAACCAACGGCATCATTATTCTATGATACCCCACCCCGCTTTGCTTACTTGTTATTGCTAAAATTCGCATCTAATTTTTTTTTCTGTATGATATATAGGTTGATACTTTTCCCAAATCGCCTGCGCCTTTTGTAGGCTTGCATCCTTCATAGCCCTATACTCTGTGCCATTCCCAACATCGTGTCCAATATGTTCACTTCTTAAATCAGGAATATAGTAATTAGTAAAACCCGCAATGATAGCCCTTTCTGCATAATCCCTGTCCTGCATTCCGTATGGATCGTATTCAGTATTGTATCCGCCAATTGTGTCAATCAATTCCCTTGTTATAAAATTATTGCCAAAAGGAACGTGGGTTTTATGAATCCCGTCAACTAATGGTGGCAATTCCTCAACGCAATGTATTCCAATAATGCCTGTTTTTGACACACGTTGCGCAAACATAACCCAATTTTTAAGCCAATTGGTAGGAAGTAAAATATCATTTGCTAATAAGCATACGCCATCATATCCCCTTGTCATTTTAAGCCCTGCATTAACTCCCGCGCCTATTCCTCTTTTAT